CGTCGATCTCGGCCTGCATCTCCGCGCGATCTTCATCGGTCAGCGGCGCATAGGGGCTACCAGCGATCTTCTCAGGGTCGGAAGCGATCAGCGTCGTCTTCATGCCGATCTTGTCTTCGAAGCCGGACATATCGACGTGGCCACCGCGAACGCCGACCGAGCCAACACCCCCGCTGGTCGTCGCATAATAGGCGGACGCCTGCGTGCAGATCCAATGCGAAGCCGAATAGGAATATGGGCTCGCAACGGCGATCACGGGCTTGCTCTGGCGAACTTCGAAGACTGCGTCGCCGGCTTCCGCCGTGCCGTAGACCAGACCGCCGGGGCTCATTGCAGCGATGATAATCGCGCCGATCGAGGTGTCCGATCCTGCCTCGCGGATTTGGTTAGCGAATCGCTCGGTCGACGTGCCTCCGTAGCTGCCTTTCGGCGAGAGCGGGCCGTTCAGCGGGAGGATGACCGTCGCGCCATCACGGACGGGATCAACCGGCTTCGCCGCCGTCGCGCCGCCGCCGAAGGCCGCCAGCGCCTTGAACGCGTCGGGCAGCATGGCGTCGAGCGACCCGCGCTTGAGCAGGTCGCCGAGCGCGTCGGGGTGCATGGCCCACAGGGTGCGAGCGCCAAAGGTCTCAAGCATCCTTCACGTCCTCTTTCTTCTTGGGCGGGGCGACCTCGTTGCCGTCATCGACGTTCCCTGCCGGCGTGCCGGGCGAGACCGCGACGGGGAGGCCCTCGGCGACCCAGGCGCGATGCTCACGGCCGCGCCGGCGGACATTCTCGCGGTAACTGCCGCCGGTGAGTTCGGCGGTGATCTCTTCGCCGGTCTGCCAGCCGTTATCCTGGCGGATCTTGTACCCGTTGGCTTCCTGAGCGGCATTGAGCGTAATCTTGCCGTCGCCGCGCCAGTCGACACCTGTCCAGGCCGCGCGGATCGCGAGGTCACGGAAGAAACCGGGCATGGCGTAGTCGCCGCGCGCCACCTTCTCGGCGATGAAGCAGATGTACGTTGGCACGCACCAATCGCCGCCGAACCATGCGCGCTCGGCGCGGATATCGAGGTACATTGCCTCCAGCTCCGCTTTGCTCGCAGTGTAGCTGGAGTTGAACATCAGCATCAGAATGCCGGCGGGTACGCCGATCGCGGCGCCGATCTGGCGAACGATCGCCTCGAAAAACGGGGCGAAGGCGGAGTTCGGCCGGCCCGGCGACTTGATCTCGACCTCGGCTTCGCTGTCGATCTCCATGACCGAGCCGGACTCGAACTTGTACTGGTTGGCCGGCGGCGGGATATCGTACGCGTCTGCCGTACCTTCGGAAGCCTCAACCGTGCGCTCATCGTCGCCATAGTCAGGCTCGGGCATCGGCGTTGCGCCGGGCGATTTATAGACGACCGCGATCATCGCCGACATCACTGTGGCGAACAGCTCCGCATCGGAGGCGTCCGAGACCATTTTGAGCGGCTCGAGCACTGTGGCCAGCATGCCGACGCCGCGAGCCTGTTCGGCGCGCTCTTTCTTGTAGACGTGCACCACGCGTGGAAGCTGAAGTTCGGTATCCCATGCCTCGATACGCTCGGGCAGCATGGCCGCGCTGCTGATCAGCTGCAGGTCGCCCGGATGCTGTTTCAGAATGTGATAGGCGACCGGGTTCCAGTTGCGGTCCACCTCTACGCCGCCAGCGACGACGTTGCCGGACCGCGGATCGATCGCGCCATCGGCAACGGTTGGCGGATTACGCAGCCGGTCGGGCTGGTCCTCCGGCATGACGCGCAGCGCCAGCATGTCACCCGACGTCACCACGCCGCGTTCGACGATCGCCTGCACGCCGTAGCCAGTGGCCTGGCGCGACGCGTCGACGTCCTTCGACGCCATGTACGCATCGTAATCAGTGGCGATGCGCTGTTCCCAGGCCTCTTGTTCGTCCGGCGTAAGCCCCAGCATCGCGCCGTTGATGGCTGGAATTGCCATCAGCCCCGTTCCGATCGTGAACGTCACCTTCCGGTTAATCGCCGCGGTGGCGATCGGCTGGTTCATCGCCGCGTCGCGCTGTTCCGCTCGCAGGCGCTCCGAGCCGGGCAGGTTGTCAGCGTTCGCGGACCGCGCGCGCGCAAACCAACCGCGGCGTTTGCCGCGATCGGGCTGCGCGCCGCGATAGCCGCCGCTGCCGCCGAAGATCGACGCGCTCGCGGCCATACGGGTGCGAGCGTTCATACGCGCCTCGGCCGCCGCTGGGCTTACCACTGCAACGGCACGATCGATGAGATTGGGTTGGACGCGGATCTTCACGTCAGCGCATCCGGTACGAGCCACCGCGCACGCGGCCGACGGCGCGCGCGGGAGGCGGGTTCGGGTTCAGTCGATCAACATGCGCCTGCCAGTAGACGAGGCCCTCACGGATTTCCTTCAGGTCGGCGCGGGTTAGCTTGCGATCGCCCATCTCGTACGACTGGCTGCCCAGCACTTTTGCTTCTGCGGCGAGATACTGCTCGAGGCGTGCGACCGCGACGGCCAAGGTGATACCCAACGCTGCCATGAGAATTCCTTCAGTGGGAGCGAACGGTGCGGACGGACCGGCGCGGCTTGGGTCGGGTCGGTCCAGTTGGCTTCGTCTGGACGATCCGCGGACCGGCGGGCGTCTGCGCCGGTGGCGTCGGTATCGCATCCGGATCGGCTGCTGGCTCGGCGACGCGCCTAGGGCCCTTCGGTTTTGGTGGCCGTGCCCAGGACGGCACGTTGGTCAGGATCGAGCCCGATCATGCGGAGCATGACGACGAGCGCGTACACGAACAGATCCCAGCTCTCGTTCCTAACGCCTTCCGGCTTCTCCCAAAGCCCTTCAGCTTTTTCCTCGGCGCGCAGCTCGGCGATCGCCTTGGCGGGGAAGTCGGTCGGCAGGTCCATATAGGCCGGACCCGGGGCGGGTCGGCGCATACGGAAATCCGCGATGTCCTTCATGCGGTTGACGTTCGGTACCCAGAGCTCGCACTCGGGCAGGCCCTTCGCCTGGCGCTTCGCATCGACCGTCGGTGGGGGCAGCAGCTTACCGTTCGGCCTGTTGCCACCCTTAAGAAGCACGATCGACGATGCAGGTAACGCCGCGCGACGAGGCTTGCGGCTGCCGGTGACCATGTCCGACCACCACGCATAGGCGTTGTCGGTGGCGTCGTCAGATCCGCCAGTATCGATCCCCGTGCAGAACACCTTCATGCGCAACGAGGGATCACGCTGGAGAGGATAGGTGCGGCTCAGCACCTTCTCGTGAAGGACCGACCAGTGCTCGCGGCGGCGGAATGGTTCGAGCTTCGTAATACCGTCAGAAAGCGTCAGGATATCGAAGCGATCGATGATCCAGGTGCGGTTGCCGACGCCGTGGCCGACTGCCATCACCGAGAAACGATCGATGCCTAGATCGACGGTCATGGTGATCGCCACCACGCCATCCGGCACGACGCCCATCCTGTAACCAGACGCTTCCGCACGTTCGGTCAGCGCGTCCACCGTCACCGGCGCGTCTCCCGAGCTGCGGCTGACGTAGTTTCGGCCAATCTTGGTTTGCGTGAAGGACTTGAGCGGTCCCTCGTCCTGGTGTTCCTCGAACCGCAGCTCGGCGGTTCGATATCCCTGCGCGAGGGAGGTCCAGGGAGCGAACCCGAAGAGGCCATCGAACCAGTAGCTGTCGGTGCTATTCGCCTCTAGCTCGCCGGTCTTACCTTCGTTGTTCCCGGTAGAGAACGATATCGCCGCTTCACCTTTGCCGATCCAGCGGCCGGTCGCGAGCAGCATCGATTTCTCGTGCTGTTCGTGCGGGCGACCGCAGTCGGGGCAGACCACCGTCGCTGAGTCCCGCGCATCCAGTGGGGTGGCGTCGCGGATAAACGTCAAGCGCTCCCATGCGAGTTCGAAGGGGGCATGGCACTGCAGGCAGTCGACCCACCGGCGCTTGCTCGTGCCGGATGCGACGAGCGCCTCGATGCCGAGCTTGGGCCCAAGCTTCGGGCTCGAATTGACGTACAGCTTCGAGCCGTAATTTAGGAAGCTGGTGGTACGTCCGCCGAACAGCGTGACCGCGTCGCCCTGCCCACCGATATCGACCGGGAAGTCGTCGAGATCGTCCAATCGACCGCGCGAAAGCGGCCTCGCGCGGAAGTTCGGACCGGTCGGCCAGAGGAAGTGCCAGTCGCAGCCCTTGAACTGCTTCAGGTGGATGTTGTCCGCGGACACGCCGGCGAGCTGGCGAGCCGCGACATCCGGGCATTCCTCGATCAGCTTGTCGATCTGCGTCGTGACATACGATGCGATCAGGTTCTTGTCGGGCAACCAGAAGCCGATATCGGCCGGGTCGTAGATAACCGAATGAAGCT